ATGCCTGCCCCGGTTGCTTCCGGCGGGAGCGGTCGCCGGGTGGGCCTTGCACCCACTGGAAAAGCGCCGCCTTGTCACGGCGCACGTGGAAAGCGGGCCGTAATTGACTGTGCCGCCTCCGTAGTTCGGATTGATCAGCACGTTTCCGAGGCTTGCCGTGGCATTGACTGCCGTAACGCAGTCGAAATACGGCGATACAAAGGTGTTTAGCCCATTGTGATTGAACGTTATCGACAAGCAGGTCGGGGATACTTCGAGATCCAGTGCGAGAAAAGTGTTGCTGAAGTTGTAACCGTTCTCGAGCACCAGGCCGCGGCCTCCAACGCCCTCCGCGGTGCCGGCGCCCGAGATCCGCGAGAACTGGGCTTGCTCGAACGCGAGCCCTGCCGCCCCGCCGCTCGACACGCAGACCGCGTACACATCGCTGTCCAGCAGATAATTGAACTGGCACCCTCCGGCGCCCGGCGCGATACTGGCGTTATTGACTATTAAATGATCGAGCTTTGCTGAATTATGCGCGTCGGAAAAATCCGTTTTCCCGAACACGACGACGTACGTGGGCGTATTCCCGTTGACGAACAGACTTCCCTCTTCTTTGAAATAAAAGCATCCACTTGGAGCGCTACTGGTGCCGCCGCCACATTGGATCTGCAGCACCGGGCCGGATGCGATCGTTCGGCCATCGATGACCGCGCCTTCGGAGATCAGCCGGAAGCCATGGCTCGCCTGGCCCGCGTAGTCGATTGTAATCTGCGAGCGGACCTGATATGTGCCAGCCGGCAAGTGCACTGGCCAGTTATTGGTAATTGCCGTACGGCTATATCTTCAGCGGGACGCAACTCTCGCTTCGCGGTTATCGGTTCAATCGCGGGTGCCAGAACGTCGTCGTCGCCTACACCGCCGGATATGCGATCACACCACCTGAGATTGCCCAGGCATGCGTCGAGCTCGTCGCGCTTCGTTACCGCGAGCGCACGCGTGTCGGCGAAATCTCAAAATCCATGGGTGGTGCCGAGACAGTCAGCTACTCCCAAAAAGACCTGAGCGAGCCGATTAAGACACTACTGCAGCAATACCGCCTGGTGGCGCCGATCGCCGGCATACGCGCAAATGCAGCGCGGACCAACGCCGACGCTGCAACACTCGCGGCTGTCCTGTGATCGCCGCGCACATCGTCGGCGACCAGGAGATCCTGGCGCGGCTGCGCGCCATTCCGGACGCGATCGATACGGGGCTGGCGCGGGCGATCACCAAACTGGGCATTGATCTCCAGAGCAAAGTGCAGCAGGATGAGCTCAGTGGCCAAGCACTCGCGGTCCGCTCGGGATCGCTGAAATCGAGTATCGAATTACTGGTCGATCAGGCCGCCGCAGGGATCACTGCAACGGTCTACAGCGATAGCGACTATGCCCATGCACACGAGTTCGGTTTTGCCGGCACGGTAGACGTCAGAGCGAGCCTACGAAATATTAAGGAAGCCTTCGGACGTCCGATCTCAGAGAAAACGATCACTGTGCGGGCTTACCGTCGGAGAATGAATCTTCCCGAGCGTTCATTCCTGCACGCTGCAATGGAAGAAATAACCCCGGCGATCCGCGACGAGCTCGATGCGGCGTTTCGGGAAGCCGTGACCTGATGATCGGCCGGTACGGAAGGCATCGATCTCTCGCCAATCGTGTCCGCCTTTTCCATCGCGGCCGAGGGATATTAACGCAAACCCGTGGTTCAATAACGCACCGCTGCCGAAGATCGCGAATGGGGATTGGTCGATGATCGTTCGTGAGACGGTTTACGCCGCGCTATGGGCGTTAGGGTCCGGCGCGGCGCGGTTCGTCAGCGCTAATCGGCGATTGCGGCATTGGGCGGATGTGATGCCGGTTGAACAACCGGCATTGTTCATGTGCGAAAAAGGCGGCAACGCCGCGGTCAAAAAGCTTGGCGCACCGGTCGTATGGACCCTTTATGCCGAATTCTATGTGTATGTTCATTCGAGCGATCCGTACCTGGTGCCGGCAACGGTCCTGAACTCGCTGCTCGATGCGCTCGAAGCCGCGCTTTCGCCGTCACCGACGACCGGGATTCAGAACCTCGGTCTGCCCGACATGGTCCAGCACGTGTATATCGCGGGCAAGGTTGAAACCGATGAGGGTGTGCTCGGCGATCAGGCGATCGCGATTGTGCCAGTCGAGATTCTGTGCGTTTAACAATGCCGGAATGACCCCACGGATCGGGACTTTGTGCTCGGCTAAGCCCAAGGAATGGGTGCACCGCCATGCTTCAATATTCGTTTAAATCGGCCCTTTTTCGAAGGAGTGGCCAATGTCCGAAAAAGATCTTGGCATCCAAACCCCGAGTCTAATTCGATCGATCAGCTGATCGAACGGTGGTGGGCAGACCATTTCCCCGGCTCGACGGTCGCGCGCGACACACAGGCCTGGAATGTCGCTCACGCCGCGAAGGAGAGGCTCAAGCGGCTCTTGAAAGGGAGTGTGTAACATGCAATTGAGCTTCGGCTCGGGCGCAGTATGGGGCGAACGCACGGACGTGACCGGTTCGGGTATCGGCCCGCGCCAGTTCGGGGTGCTGCAGGACATCCAGATCGACTTTGATTGGACCGACAAGGAGCTTTACGGCCAGCTGCAGTTTCCAGTGGCAATCGCGCGCGGACAGGGCAAGATCACCGGTAAGGCAAAGTTCGCACAGATTCTTGGATTGCTGTACTCCGACATCTTTTTTGGCTCGGCTCCGGCGACCGGCCAGTTCGCGGTCTCGCAGCTCGAAGCGGCCACAGCCCCGGCCGCGACGCCGTTCACCGTCACCGTTGCCAACGCCTCTAGCTACAACGATGATCTCGGCGTTGCTTACGCTGGCACTGGCAAACGTTTCAACCGGGTAACCACGCCTGCGGCTGCCGGTCAATACTCTGTGAACTTTTCCACCGGCGTCTACACCTTTTCTTCCGCAGATGCCAGCGCGGCATTGCTGATCTCCTACACCTACAACATTGCGACCAGCGGCAACAAGCTGGCCATCACGAATCAGGTGATGGGCATGACTCCGACCTTCAAAGCGACGTTCTACACGAACTACAACGGTAACGGCACGGCGCTGCGCCTGAATGCCTGTACGGCAAACAAATTGTCACTGCCGACCAAGCTCGATACATGGACGATTAGTGAGCTCGACTTTATGGCTTTTGCTGATGCGTCGGGGACTATTGGTTATCTGAGTACCGTCGAATGATGGTCCCCGGTGTGGTGGTTACGATGGCCGTCCAGGATTGGCTGGTGCCGCCACTCACTCTTGGCCAGCTGCGGCGTCTGATGCCAAAGGTCCGTGAACTGACCGAGATTGGTGCGTCGATGGGTGAGTCGCAGATTGGCGTCCTGGTCGAGATTGTCACTGCAGCATTGCAGCGCAACTATCCAGAAATATCGACGGATCATGTCGAGGATCTGCTCGATCTGGGGAATGCGAGCGCGGTGCTGAACGCTGTTCTGACCGGCTCGGGGCTTAGGCCTCGCGGAACCGTCCTGGGGGAAGCGTCGGCCCCCGGAGCTTTGCCGGGGGCCGATTCGACCGTTCTCGAGCCGCCGCCGAACACGGCGGAGGGGTTGACGAGGGTTGGGAACAAATCTACGGGCTGCTCGCCACCGCCTGCGGCTACAGCTATCCTGTAATAGATCAAATGACGCTTTTGCAAGTCGATGAATTGGCTTCCTATTGGGCCCAGCACCCGCCGGTGCACCTGCTTGTCGGAGCGTATCTCGGTGTCGGGCGGGGTGCCCAAGGCCGGTCGCCGCAGACAGCTACCGGGCGAGCCGCTAGTGCGGCTTGTGACCCCGGCTCGGTTCTCGCCCGGCTTGGTCCTGGTTTCTGCGCTGGGGATGTTCATGCTGGTTTGACACCGGTGGTCCTCGACTTTGCCGAATTGCGCCGCCGAACGGTCGCGGCCGACTGAGGCACGACTCTGAGTGGTGTGCCTGCGGAAACTGCAAGCGCAGAGGTTTGTCATTGAGAGGCGGGCATGGCCGATATTGAAACCAGCGTCGTCATCAGCGCCCAGACCGACGGCCTCCAGTCCGGGATGGAGGCTGCGGCGAGTTCGGTCCAGGCCGCAACGGACGCTATGCGCGCTCAATTCGCTGGAATGATGTCTTCCGTCGGCGCGACTAATGTCGGCAACTCCGGTTCAGGCGCGGGGCGGAGTGGGCGCGACGAGGTCGCCGCCCTCAATGGCGACGAAAAGGTCACTGGTGCTATTTACGCCCGTAAGAGGGCGGAAATAGAAGCCAATGCCGAGCTCGGCCGGGTCTCGCGGACGCAGGAGCTTGCAGAACTCCAGGGGCTGCTCGATTCAAAGTGGGCCCTTGACCAAGATTATTTTGAGAAGAAGCTCGCGGCTGTCGAGAATGATGCCACTGCCAGGCGAAAAATATCTGATGAAGAGCGGCTGGCTTACGAGAAGTTTCTGACGGACCAGCAAAAGCTCGACATTCAGGCGGCGCAGAGCAGTCAAAGAACCTGGCAAACGATCATGCAACCGATCCAGCGAGCCTTCGACACGTCGATTACTGGAATGATCTTGGGGACCACCACTTTACAAAGAGCAGTGGCCAATATCAGCCAGTCGATCATCGGCGAATTCGTCAACCTTGGCGTTAAGATGGTGACTAACTGGATCGGCCAACGAGCTCGCTATGACAACTGCGACCGAGGCTGGAGCCGCGGCACGCAGCGCGGCGGAAGGTGAGGGAATGGCGGCAGGCTTGGCGGTAAAGACCTTGAATGCGGTCAAGAGCATTGTTACCGATTCGGCGCAGGCCTTCGGCGGCATCTTTGCTTTTCTGTCTCCCATCATGGGACCGGCAGCCGCTGGGCCCGCCGCGGCTGGGCAAGCCACAGTGATGGCCGCGGCGAGCGGGATCGCCTCGGCGGCAGGCGGCTGGGTGGTCCCCTCGGATCAGCTCGCAATGGTTCACCAGAACGAGATGATCCTACCGGCCAATATTAGCCAGGGCCTGCAGGGTATGATCTCAGCCAGTGGCGGCCCCGGCGCGGGAGCCGGGCCGGTGGTGATCAACGTTTCGGCAATCGACAGCCAGGACGTTAGGCGGTTTTTTCAAAGTAACGGCAGCCTGCTCGTCGCCGCGGTCAATAAGGCGATGCGCAACGGTTCGGCGCTGCGGACGGCATAATGGGCTTGATCTTTCCGGAATTGCCTGGGCTCGCTTGGAGCGTCACCAAGACGCCAACGTTTCAGACTCGAATTCAGCGAACAGTATCAGGGCGCGAGCTCCGGGCTCTTGATTATCCTTACCCGTTGTGGCAATTTGCCCTGGTCTATGATTTTTGCGCGACGACCCAGCCGCCGGCTACGACGAGCTTAGAACCTTGGTTGGGTTCTTCATGCTCTGTCGAGAGGCTTTTGGTACCTTCTTGTTTGAGGATCCGAGCGATTGTCGGGTCGTGGGGCAACAGATTGGCGTCGGCAACGCCAGCATAAGCGTCTTCCAGCTTCAGCGCGCGATGGGCGCGGCATTGCCCGAGGGCGGTTTTCTTGAGCCGATTGTGGCGCCGCGCGTCGTTAGTGCGATTTACCTCAATGGAATTATACAAAACCCCTCGACTTACAGCGTCGACCCCGACAGTGGTTTAGTGGCCTTCGGCACCGCGCCGGCCAGCGGGCTGATCGTCAGCGCCGATTTCACGTATTACTTCCGTTGCCGGTTCATTGACGACAAATACGATTTTGAAAATTTCATGCATCGGCTGTGGCAACTGAAAAAGCTCACCTTCATTTCGGTACGCACGTGAAGGCCGCGAGCCCCGCCCTGGTTGCGCTGCTTGCAAGCGGCGATCAGTTCATTATGGCGGATCTCTACACGATCACCTTGCTGGGAGGCTTGGTGCTGCGTTATTCCGCGGCGCCGACGGCGCTCAGCGCCAATGGTTATATGTTCGAGCGCGGGCCCAAATTTGAGCGATCGAAAACGAGGGTTGTTATCGGCACCCAGGTGGACGAGCTCGAAATCAAGATCTACCCCGAGACGACGGATCTGATCGGCGGCGCATCGTTCCTTGAGGTTGCCTGGCGAGGGCAGTTCGACGGCGCGTTGCTCCAGCTCGAACGAACTTTTATGCCAAGTTACGGCGACACGAGTGCAGGAACTGTCCTCCTGTTTGCGGGCCGGATCTCTGATATCGAGTGCACCCGCACGAGCGTTGACTTGAAATGCCGTTCGCACCTCGAACTGCTGAATATTCAGATGCCGCGCCGGCTATGGCAATCGTCATGCGCGCACCTGTTTGGCGGTGCGATGTGCCAATTCGATCGCTCAACGTTACAGGCAACGTTTTTGGCCGGGCCCGGGTCGAGCGAATCGCAAATCGCAACTTCGGTGGATCCTAGCCCTTCCAACCTCTTTATCCAAGGGACGATCACCGGCTTGACCGGAGCGAATTCCGGGTCGAGCCGCACGGTCGCGAACATGGGCAGCGGCTGGGTTTACCTGAAATTGGCGTTTCTCTCGCCGGTTCTCGTCGGCGACCAATTTCAGCTGCTGCCGGGCTGTGACCGCACGCTCGCGAGTTGCACGAACATGTTCAATAACGCCAGTCATTTTGGCGGCTTTCCATACATTCCGACGCCGGAGACGGCAGTATGAATAAGAGGCCGCTAGTCATTGCCGAGGCCGAGACTTGGTTGCGGACCCCTTATCATCACATGGGCCGGGTCAAGAGCGCCGGCACCGATTGCCTAATGCTGCTTGCCGAAGTCTACGAGGCGGCGAGCGTCATCCCACATATTGACGTGCCGTTTTATCCGCCTGATTGGAATTTACACCGCGACGCGGAGCGCTATCTGCATGGTGTCATGCGTTACGCCCGCGAGATTGATGATGGCCCACAAAGCGGCGATGTGGCCGTATTCAAATTCGGCCGCTGCTTCGCCCACGGCGCCATCGTCGTCTGCTGGCCGCGGCTGATCCATGCCTGGTGCGACGCCGGGGTCGTCTATGCCGATGCTGACCAGCCGCCGCTCCGCGATCGCCAAGCGCGCTTTTTTGACCCGTTTCCGATCTCCGAACTCTGAAAACCGGCCATGGGCGGCATCCTAAGCAACGCGTCAAATGCAAAGCAGCAGAAGGCCGTCGGCTCGCTGCAGTTCCAAACCTCGCAGCATGGTGGTGTAATCCCGCTTGTCTATGGGACAACCCGGGTCTCCCCGAACCTGATCGAGTACGATGATTTCAAGGCGACGCCATCGAAGCAAAGCGCTGGAGGTAAGGGGGGTGGGGGAGGCAAAGGCGGCGGTCAGCAATATAAATACAGTGCTTCGGTCATCATGGGTGTGTGTCAAGGGCCAATTGGTGGGATTGGCACCGTGTGGTGGGACAAGAACGTTGGCACGCTGTCGACCCTCCCGGCGGCTCTCTATTTCGGTAGCGACGGCCAAGCGACAGATCCGTACTGGGAGACGAACCACGGCGACAAGGTTCTGGGTTATTCGGGGACTGCAACCGTCGTCGCCAACAATTACGCAATGGGCAATACGGCCACTTTGCCAAATTTCTCCTTTGAGGTGTTTGGCCTTTTGCGGCTTAGCGGCACGAACGGGCTCGATGCCAACCCGGCTGCAATCGTCGCCGACCTTCTGACCAATCCGCGCTACGGCGCCGGATTTCCGGCTGAGAATCTTGGTGATCTCGGTCTCTATTCGACATATTGCCAAGCACTTGGAATTGTTCTGTCGCCGATGCTCGACAGCCAGCAGGAAGCGCAGCAACATCTAGCGTATATTGTCAAGATCACCAATAGTGCCATCGTCTGGTCAGGCGGGCTGCTGAAGATCATCCCCTACGGCGATCAGCCGGTAACCGGCAACGGCACCACCTATACGCCCAACACCGTGCCGATCTACAGCCTCGGCAATGACGATTTTATCGTCCAAGGTTCGAGTGTCGGGGCGAGCTCCGGCGTGTCACCAGGCGGTCCTCTGCTGCGCTCCGGCGCCGGTCCGATCACTGGAGGCTTCAGCGACGATCCAGTCCACATTATGCGGTCGACCCCGGCGGACGCTACCAACTCCATACAATTAGAGTGTCTCGACCGGCCGAATAATTACAATACTGCGGTGGTCGAGGTTTTCGATCAGGCGGCGATCGAGCTTTCTGGCGTGCGCCGCGGCAGCTCGCTGAAGGCCCGAGCAGTCGTCGATCCGCTGACGGTCGGTCCGCTTGTCGCCCAGCTCATCCTTCAACGCGCATTGCTGTTTCGTAATACTTACACCTTCAAGCTGGGATGGAAGTATTGTCTGCTGGAGCCGATGGACCTGGTCCAGATTTCCGATCCAAGACTGGGTGTTTCGGAACTGACGGTGCGTATCACCGCCGTCGAGGAAGATGAGGAGGGCACGCTCTCGATCAGCGCGGAAGATTTCCTCGGCGGCTATTCGACGGCGGTCCTATACCCCAAGCGAGCGGGTGCCGGGTACGTCCCGAATTGGAGCTCGCCCGCAGGCAATGTCAATCCGCCGATCATTTTTGAGCCACCCGCTGCATTGTTGAGCGGTAGCCCCGAGATCTGGGTTGCCTTGTCAGGCGATACAAACTGGGGCGGAGCACAAGTCTGGAGCTCGAGCGACGGCAATTCATTCGCGCTGATCGGCGCGGTTAACGCGCCGGCGACCCAGGGAACACTGGTTGCCGATCTGCCTCCGCGTTCTTCACCTGACACCGTCGGCACTCTTTCTATCGATCTGACTGAGAGCCAGGGGCAGCTGGCCTCTGTGTCTGCTACGGACGCAGCCAACCTGGTTACTTTGTGCTATGTCGGCGGTGAGCTTCTCGCCTATCAGACCGCGACACTTACCGCGCCCGGAAAATATAGTCTGACGACGCTCTATCGCGGCGCTTACGGCAGTGCAATCGTTGATCATCCCGCGGGGGCTAAATTCACTCGGCTTGATGGAGCAATTGGTCGATTTGTCTATCCGAGCGGGCTCATCGGCCAGACCATTTACTTGAAGTTCCCGTCGATGAACGTTGTGGGCGGTGGATTACAGAGCTTGGCTTCGGTACCGGCATACACGTATTTGGTCAGCGGCGCGGGACAGACCTCTACAGTCATCGTCAGCGGCTCGTATGGCGGCAGGCCATCCGCGGACCTGGTCTTGCAGAGTTATGTCTGCGCTAACCAGACGATCATTCCGACCGGGCTTTCGGGAAGCCGTGGCACTGCGGCGACCGTGGCGACCGCGGCGACGACTTTCAGGTTACAACAGAACGGAATCAATATCGGGACAATGGCGTTCGCGGCGGCGAGTACCACGGCAACTTTTGCGATGAACTCAGCCACTGTCTTCAATGCCGGTGACGTGCTTGCCATCGTCGCGCCCTCCATCCCCGACGCTACGCTTGCAAATCTCGCATGGACTGTTATGGGAATTGCACAATGAAGTTAGAAGCCTGGCATAGTACTGAAGATAAGCGGCGCTGGAAAATCGTCCGCACTGATGACTACACGGATGTTCCGGGTGAGATCATCACCGCCGACGAAGCGACCGGCGAATGTTGTGTTCAAGTCGGCGGCGAGACTAAGACGCTGAGCTTTGGAGCTCGCGGCATTAGGATTGTCGGACGGAGACGATGATCAACGGGTCAAGCACCGTGCAAGCTCTGACAGTGCAACCCAGCCATCCGAGATTCACTAAATAGGGGTTGCGTATGCCTCCCGCTGATGACCGGCTGGTAGCCTACCCATTGGAAACCCAGCTCGCACTGATCCGGCGCGACATCGAAGAAATCCACCATGCCTTGCATGGCGACAGTAAAGGCCGCAAAGGACTTGTCGATCAAGTCGAGGACCTTGTAACTGTTGCCGATCGCGGTCGCTTCAGTTTGCGCGTAGCTCTTTGGCTCGGCGGCGGCATCGTCGCCGCGGCCACCGCAATGGCGCAGTTCAAGCAGGCAGTTTTGGGACTGTTTCAACAATGACGGGATCATACTTTATCGGCCATCTGCCTGAATCATTACATCTGGGTTCCGAGGCTTACGTCCCGTCGTTGACCTCCGATGTCGTGGTCGACCTCAGCCATTGGCAGATACAAGTCGATTTTGCGCAAGTCAAGTCGGCTGGGATCGCCGCGGTAATCCTGAAGGCGACGCAGGGCTCGCACTGGATCGATGCGAGATTTGCGGAACGCTGCACTGGCGCCGCCGGAGCCGGATTGCTCGTCGGCGCCTATCATTTTTTCGATAATTCTTCGCCAGAAGTTCAAATCGAGAACTTCCTGTCTGTTGCAGATGGCTGCGCCGTGCTTGCGCTTGATGCCGAGCGGAACGACATCGGAGCGACTGTGACGGTGGCACAGACCGCAGAGGCTGCCGCACGGTTACAAATGGCGACGGGCAAACCGCCGCTCATCTATATCGGCCGCTACGGGCCCGACGGGCGCGGGACGGGGCTTCCGAACGGCGTGCTGTCGCGTTGCCCCTTGTGGTTGCCCGCGTACAACTCGCGGCCGGTCTGTCCACCCGGGTGGTCAAAATGGACCCTGTGGCAGCATACTGACGGGAGCGTCGGTTCCGACGTTGTTCCGGTGCCAGGGATTGGTCGATGCGATCGCAGCAGATTTTCAGGCACGATCGCCGACCTTGCTGCGTGGTGGAATTTGCCGAATGCTTGA